GCTCTTTCGATCCACTCTTTAGCCGCCGACAACTTAATGTCGTAAGAAACTTGTTTGCCCGGATCAAAGAAAAGAATAGTTTCTTCTTTAACCGGTGTCTCTTTTACTTCTTTGTTTTCCATCGTAGTATTTCAATCTTGATTTCGACCTTTCCTAACCCTACTAAATAGTAGGGCCAGGGTTAAACTTTAGCGAATAATTCCGTAGCAAACTTTCGTCTTTCATCAGCTACCTTGGCTCCGTAAATATACAGATCCTTGTAAGCTGAACCGAAGTTCCCAGTCAAGTCTTCCTCGATACCTGTCTCGAGCATCTTGTCGGCAAATGTTTGCCAATCAGTTGTTCCTGCTAAACAATGATAACCATCGGTGTTGTTGCCAGTCAAACGAGTTGAAGAAAAGACATCAAACCCAACCACTCGAGAGATGAATCCTCTCTTCACTAACTCAGCGTAAACTTCAGGCACTGCAATCGCAATGTTGTCTCCCTCAGGCACTAAGTTAGCAATGATGGCCGGGAATGTTACCCAGCGACCTTCCGCTGGAACCTCCGCATCATCTAACATCGTCTTTAACGCTAACAACTTATTCATGATGGTGCTCTTTGTAACAGCAACCGGAGTTGCGGCCTCAATGACATAAGTTGTTCCTCCAGCGATCGTTCCGCCAGTGTAAGCCGTAGCAACGTCGTCTAAGTCATCCTCAATAACAATTGAAGTTGCCGAAGCATAAGACTTAACACGATACCATGCTGTATGTCCAGTAGCCTTAAATCCTCTTCCAACCATAGCGGCTGTAAAGGTTGTTCCCGATCCAGTCACCGCACCAGTCCCCGTTGTAACAGTTACCGTTCCAGTGACGTAGTTAGTCCCAATCCTTTGGCCTGCCGCCACATCTCCGTAAAAGCCTAGAACGAATTCATCAACATCTTTCCGTCGTTCGTTAGCTCGTTGGGAGATAGTCTTGCTTTTCGGACTCTTGATAAAAGATTTATACTCATTAAGCGTTTTCACCTTGAAGTAAAAACTCTTGAATTGGTCAACTGTCAAAAGAGCAACAATCTCTGTGAGATCATCGGCTGTTAAGTCAGCCCCACTATAAGTCTTTTGTGCAAGTTTTCCTAAAGCTGGAATATTAACCTTGCTACCTTGTTGAACATCACCTGAATAATCCTCGTTGGTAATAAATCCCGCTAAGGACTTATCATATACTTGCTGTAACAGTTTTGCTGAAAAAGCTTCAGCTAACTTTGTTGCGTAAGCACTCATATTCAGTTAATTCTAATTAATGATTCCAGCTCGACGTGAAGAGTTATTCTATCTCAGTAGGTATCCAATCAGGATGTTCGGTAATTATTTTCTTATACCTCTTAGAATCGTTCAAGCGAATTTCCTTTAGTTCGTCGGGTGTCATTTTCTTTTTAGGGGTGACGATCTTATCGCCTCCACTCCCCCTTTCTAAAACTGATCCCTTCTTGACGATCACCGGGGCCTCTTTCCCTTTGAACAAGAAAGCTTTGGCTAGAACATCGAAGGAAGCACCCTTGTGAGTAGGCATCTTGGCAAACTTCTTAAACTCTGCTTCTCTCTTGCTAATCTCGGAATATTCTCCCACCAGATTAGCCCTCGTTAAGAAACCATCTAAGTCAGCTTCCCATTGCTTATCCTCCTTCATCCCGCTAACTTCTTGCTCTACGCTCCCGACTCGTCTTTTAAGAACTAAATTAGTCTTCGCTAATCCTTTCTCTAGATCACCCATATCATCCCAATCAGGATAAATCTTCTTTAATTCCTCTTCTGCTGGAATTTCGTTCCTGGCAATCTTCCCCAACTTCTCATCAGCTATCCTTAACTTATCTACGAGAATTTGGTTTTCTCTTGAAGACTCTCCAAATTTCTTTTGGTAGTCTTCGGATTGCTCGGGTTCTTGCGACTTGTCTTTGGGGTCGCCTCCCTCACCAGGATTTTCTTTTAAAGACTTAATCTTGGCATCGTCTTCTTCCGTTCCCTTTTCGGGAGTTAGGTTGTTATTAGTCATGATTTTAATCCCGTTCCTTCGTCAGGAGTTTGGGAAATTAATTAATTTACTTTTATTCTTCCTCTTCCTCAGGGACATCTTCTTTTACTTCCTCGATCTTGACTCCCTTTAATTCCTTAGCGAACTTCTTTCTTGCTTCCTCGCTTAAATATCCAGCCCTGGCTCTGATAAAATCCCGATCACCGTCTGTCAGCTCATGAGCATCTTTGGCTAGAATCTTCTCTAATGCTTCTTCAAATTCCATGATAATTAATTACTTTTTACTTAACCCGACCTTTTATATTCTTCATTTGGTTCTCTAACGCCTTCTTTGCTTTTTCCGGACTGGTTAGAAAATCATACAACATCAAATAGTTTCTCAATCTTGCTCTCAGAAAAATATCTTTCTTCCTCGGAATAGTTTCATCGCTCATCTCTCGAGCTACTCCATCAGCCATAGTCCTTACATACTTCCCGATATCTTCCACCGAGATTTTCTTCTGAGCTATCCCACTAAGCCACTTCGTTAGGGTTTCCCTTTCCTCTCTTCTTAGATCATCGTGCTTGATCCCAAACTTTGATAAAAAATTATCTATTTCCATTTGGCATATTCATTACTGGTTGTGGCGCAGGACTCTCCACCCCCTGATTAGCTGAAGGGTTTTGTTCTCTCCCCGACATCGCTATCTGCTTTTGATATTCCATCACCGCCCTTATCTCTTCTGGGTTAAGATTGATTAGTCCTAGTAACTTCTTTTGATAAATCTCCATTAGAGGCACGTTCCCTTGCATCTGTCCGATCACTGCTGTGAACTTCTGAATGCTATCCATTGTCTTGGCCTCTTGCTCAGACGGAGAAACAACCTTAACTTCAAACCCTCCCTCAGAATCCCAATCACTCGGTTCAACATTCTTGGTATAGACTTTCCCGTCTGTCCAGCTCTTCTTAGATAACAACACCGGAACTAGATTGCCTTTCTGCCCCTCGATAAACTTATACCAACGATAAGCGAAGTCTTGCCAACTCGGAACATAGAATTTAGCCACGCTCAGCGACCTCTGTTGCGCCTTGTTGGCCAGTATCTCTACCTCTCCCAATGTTATCTGGCTCTTCTCGGACACTCCCTTCTCAATAGCCGTTACAGACGTTGCCCTCTCAGCTACCTTAGTAAGAAAATCCATTTCAAGCAAACTATCCGACAAGTCGGGAATGTCAATCCTTTGAACAATATCTTTGGGATTCCCCGGGACCGGATACCATCCCCAAGGAACAGCCTCAAATGTTTGGGGAACAAAAGCGGGATTAGTGGCATCGTAGTAATTCATCCCGAAGTTTCTCAATGTCCTGTTCTCAATCAACTGAGAGAACCAAGAATTAAGAACCTTGTTAATCGGTCTAACAACATCCGCTAACGAATCAGACCAGAAGTCCGACTCAAGATCATCGGCCCAAGTAGAAAACGGATAATGCTCTTGCCAATAGTGATCCTTAGTAACTCCAATAATCTCCTCGAGTGTTTCATTTAATAATATAAATTCGCTAGACCTAACGATCAAGCGAATCTCTCCGTCTATTTTTCTGTAATGCTCATTGACCTCAATATAGATTTCCCCTAACTCTGGGTTATCCATATCGGGAACTCCCATCTCTCTCATCCTATCTATCTGAGCCACCTTAGCCTTTAAGTTTTCCGCTGATTTAATTAGTCCGGCCTCAGTAGCATATTGAGCCTTCATCTCGGTAATAACATCCTGATCATATTTATCATTGTCTTCTAACTCGGACAGTGTTCTGTATATGTGAGCGTGAATAACAACCCGAGCTGTGTCGAGATCAGTGGGATCCACCTGTCTATCAATTAGCATATCTTGCGGATCTATAATATCCACCGTTGGCTTGCCATCAATGACATTCAATTTCTTGAAAGAACGCCCATACAATCCGACTTGTCTTTTGTCTACTTTGTCTTTTAACGCAATCTTCTGAACTCGGTAGAACTCATTCCAATATTCATTTAATACAATTTCCCTCTCTTCTTTTTGGACTACCTCATCGGGTTTCAACGCTTCTCCCTTAGCCTCAAACTCTATGCTCGGGGCATCATCAATATTAGACTCCCAAGTCTTGATCGTTTCTTTCATCAAAGGGATAGAAACACTCTGTCGCTGGGTTAATCTATTTAAAGTTATTTTTCCCCTGCTCAGAGTGTAGTTCTCCAACCAATCATCGTGCCTTCTCCTTTGATAATTAAAGGCTTGATCGTAGTCCTTATTTAGTTTTAACAATAACTCGTCCTCCATACAAAATTATTATACTATTTACTTATTTAACTTGTCAACCTTCTTATCCTTCTTCGTCGTAAACATAATATTATATAATATCTTCCAAATAAACTTAGGCACTAGCTGAGGCTTCCTTCGTAGATCCGGCAACTTGTCCCACTGGAACTGTAAATCTCTCCTCATCTGCTTCCTCATCAACTTCCTCATCTTCTTCGCTAATTGTTGATTCATAATTTTAATATCTATCCCAATTAACACCTCCAAACGCACCAGGATTTACATATGCCTTTCCTAACTTACTCGCAAAGGTTAGTGCCAAGCTATCAATGACATCAGGTGATGGCAATCCTCTTCCTTTCATTTTGTCTTTCCCTTCTATCTTCAACTGCCCCTTAGAAGTAAATTGATACTTGATATTGGCGGCCTCATAGAAATCATCATCCTCGGGAATTGAACTGAGTCTTATCCAATCTCTCATCTTGAAATAAAGCTCGGCTCTTAGATTAAAGAAATGCTCTGGGTCATCAGCACGACTACCAACATTCACCTCTTGGACATTCCACCCTTGTTCTCTTAAACGATCAACTACTCCCGCTCCGATTCCAATCGCATCAACTAAAATGTTCTGGGGTTTAACGTTCTCTTCCTTAGCGATCTTGATAACCTCTCCCACCGTAGCCATAAGTCCCTGATTACTGAAGACTTGCTTTCTTGGTATCTTCCCCATCTGCCTGACTAATATACTTGTCCTATCTCCCCCGAACCTAGCGACATCAACTCCCATGACCTTCTCCCATTCGGGCATCACTTTAACCTCTCTCTGCATGGCCCCCGAAATCTCATCAATGGAAAGAAAGCTATCCTCTTCTGACCTAGGAAACTCTCCTAACACCCTTACCCGGAACACATCGCTGTCTATCCCATAACGCTTAGCAAATCCTATCACGTCGCTTATGTTAATAAGGCCCGGAATCACATCTTTGTTCTGCTCGGTAATCTTCTGAAAGTAGCTATAATCCTCCGCCTCCCACTTCTCTCTGAAATCTTCAAGAGTCTTAAACGGACTAGCCTCTATGTTGGGAGTATCAAAAGCCGAGATAGAAAGTTTCCTCACCCCTTGTTCCTTAAACGCTCTCGCAAATCTCCCGACATTCCTTAAGGGGTTTCCGATCATCAATAACCTTGTTGGTTTCAATCCATCAATCGCCTCGAATATATCATCCTTAACCCCTGACGACTCATCAACGATAACTAATAAGTGCGGTGAATGAAATCCTTGAAACTGATCAGGCTCGTCTGTTGCTATTCCTAGCGCAAACCAACGATCATCAATGTTAATTTTAGTTTCGAGCATTGCCTCCGGTGGATACAAATCCTTCCCCTGACAGGCCTGTTTGATCTCTCTCCACAAAACCTCACGCACCTGTCGCCCCGTTGGGGCAGTTGTTATGACCACAGCGTCACTATACGCCATCAAGAAAGAATGAACGACTCTCGCAGCTGTAAAGGTTTTCCCTGAAGCATTACAACTTCTAATTGCTACCTCTCGGTTCTGATCAACAGCTCTTAAGATTTCTTTCTCCTTCTCCCAAAGTGGTGGCCCGAGCTGTTCCGCAAACCAACACGAATCACTCCTTATCTTTTCCTGAAGACTCTTTATTTGCTGGTTCGTTATTTCCATTAGTAGCCTCCTTAATTAAATTAGTTATAAAAACCTTGCCAGTGTGTTTGAACTCTTGCTTATCTACCCAGCCGTAATTATTCTTGAGATTGAAAATTGCCATCGTGACACTTACTTTGTTCTTTAATGCTCCAACATTTATTCGAGTTTCTAAAATATCTTTGACTTTCCCCATAGTATCCGAAATCTCCTTATCTTCTCCAAACTTTTTCCTCCATTCACTATATCTCTGCTTTGAATATTTCTTATTCTCTAATAGCTCTCCTAAATAAAGAACTTTCTTATTCTTCTTAACTACCGCCAAGATAGACTTGACTTCCTTCAATACAAATTCTTTTGTATATATCTCTGGTTTTGTTTTCATCTTATCTCTGCTGAAAATTCTTTCGTCAATATAAACACCTTGATAGGTAAATTAAATTTTCTGATAATCTTAATTATTGTATCATCGTATTGCGATGTAACAATGGCTAATTCATCAACCTTTGCTTTATTCTCTTCCGCTATTATTGAATAACTTAATAATTGAGATATTGTTTTAGCCAATTCCGAATAAACACTAGTAGGATTCTTACATTCAATCCCTATCCTTCTACCTCCGACTAATTCTATAAAAAAATCTATCCTTGGTCTATTGCTTCCAAAAATTTTGAAGTCTGATAAATACCATTCTCTTTTATAAGATTTTAATTTCCCACCCAAAACATCTTTACAAAAGAGATCCATATTTAATTCAATATAATCACAAAGTTCTTTCTCTGTTTTAAAATAACTCTTGCTTTTCAAATATTCCCGAAGTTCCTTTGCTGTCTTGAATTTTAGGGGCCTACCCGGCCTATTACTATACATAACTTAAATTTAAACTTCTACAGTTCCCCCATACTCGGGTATCTCTGGCTTCCCTCCGTTCTCCCACAAGGCTAGTTCTTCTCTCCCCTCGATAGTTTTGTTTAACTCTTCCTCATAGGCATGAACCCGGGCCTCGAGAATCTTATACTCGACATCCAGTTCTTTTAATCTATCCGTTACTGTCACGTCATACTCTACCCCGGTATGAGAAACCTTTCTCTCTATTACCAATGAGGGATGGAGAGTCGTTGGATCATCTACATCAACCTCCAACGACTTAAGCGCTGTGATTAATATCTTCGCATCCAACAGTCTCTTAAAATAAGTAGCACGATCATTGATTAGAATCCTAGTTTTTTCTGTCATAATTCTGTTTTTAATTTAACATTAACTACATTAACCTTATAAAGTATCATTAATTTTCTAAGCTCCTCAAAAAATTCCTTCTGCCGAGCCTCACTAATATGCTGATGTTCCATTACCCCCTTGATGATAACAGGAAAACGATCCTTCTGAATAAGAGGATCGATGGCCACCATTTTTTTGCTCAGACCCACAATAGCCTTTTCTAACCTATCTTGTTTATCTAATACCCGGTATAAGAACTCCTTATCTACTTGTAGTTTCTTATCCATAATATTAACGTAGCATACTTTTACTTAATTGTCAACTTGGTGGGGCCGGCAGGATTTGAACCTACATAGAGATAATTACTTCTCCACCGAGAAACATTTTAATAAAACTCGGCGTGTATAACTTTCCACCACGGCCCCAAATTCCTACAATTTCGTTAGCCCCCTTAGTTTATAATCTTACTCAACTTAACCACCAATGCTTCTTCGCTTTCATCA